ACACAATATATAACAATGAAAGACCTTATCTTTGAAAAAGAGGGACATCTGTCTCGTAAATATTGTGATGAACTGATCGAATTATTTGAAAATAATAAGTCAGCTCAACGCCCAGGTGGCACAATGGGTGGTGTAAACAAAAATATTAAAGTGAGTACAGACGTACCACTTAACACTATTGAAGGACCTTGGCGGAAAGAGGCGGAGGTACACATGAAAATAATATTTGACTCTGTGCGGTCAAGTTTGGGTGATTATGCTACTCATATATATGAAAAGGATGTAGATATGAAAAAAAAACTACTTGAAAACAATTTGAAAAATGTTTATATAGGTAAACCACAAATTCAAAAAACTACACAAGATGGATTTTATCGCTGGCATCATGACGCAAAACTTCCTGGAAATAGTCGCTTACTTACATATATTTTGTACTTGAATGATGTAGAGGAGGGATGTGGTGGAACTACAGATTTTGCCTGTGGTAAATCTGTTCAGCCTAAAGCTGGTAAATTGGTATTGTTTCCTGCATCGTGGATCTATTATCACAGAGGTAAAAAGGTTGAAAAGGGTGTTAAATATATAGCTACCTCATTTATCTGGTCTCATCCACCTAACGAATAATAATCTATCTTCACATGATACTCGTAAAAGGCTGAGATGTCCGAGTGGTCTAAGGAGGACGACTTAAGATCGTTTGTGCTACGCACGCGCGGGTTCGAACCCCGCTCTCAGCATCCCGCACTCATAGCTCAGTGGTAGAGCGCAAGCTTAGTAAGCTTGAGGTCAGGGGTTCGAAACCCCTTGAGTGCAAATTCACTTCATGAATGAGAAGTATGTTTTTCTTTTTCATGACGTAAATTAGGATGTTCTTGTGTGTGGCAGAATTTCTCCTTAAACTTGTATATAAAGAGAGGATAAAGAGGGGAGACTCACCCCGAGGTTCATCATATAACATAAAGATTATGGACGAAACTAAACTATAATGTCCCTCGGAATTAAGAAACTTTCCTTCGATGCTCTTCTACCTACTCGTGGCTCCATTGGTGCTGTGGGTTACGATCTGTATAGCAATTGTGATGGTGTTATTCCATCATCGGAGAGGATGCTGGTCTCGACGGGAATCGCTGTGGTACTCCCCAAAGGTGTCTATGGACGGGTCGCACCTCGTTCGGGACTTGCAGTCAAGCATGGTATCCAGGTCGGAGCGGGGGTTATCGACCCAGACTATACGGGGGAGGTTAAAGTTGTTCTCTTCAATCATGGGGACAAAGACTTTGAGGTGAAGAAGGGTGACCGCATCGCTCAGCTTATCCTCGAGAAGTGTGAGACGCCCCTCATTGAGGAGATTAGTATCGTCGAGGATACAGAGCGGGGTTCTGGTGGATTTGGGTCTACTGGCAATTAGGGAACCATAGGTCTTCGGGTTGAGGCATGAAAAGAACACCTTTTTGCATAGTCATAAAAAGTTTAGCCTTGTTGACATCTGGGTATGACAGGAGCATCCATCGTTCCCAAAATTCCGCTCTGAAATAATCTTCCCAGTCCTCCTTATCACTTTCGTCCACACCAAGCATACCTCGATGAATTTCATGGTGATTTGTTTCTATCCGCAACTTCTTAGGAATGATGGCCCCTTTTCTAATAAGATGTGCGCGCATGAGACGAGCGTCACCATGGTCGGGGTAATACTGAACACCTTTCTGACCGAAATCAATGGTTCTCCTGGATGGGAGGATGACACGATACTTGTGGGTCACGGAGGGACTGGGCTTAAGAACGACGTGCATATTACTTATACGTGTGAAAATAGAATGTTAGAATACATCGCATCAGGTAATATACCTATTCGAGTTGGACAATCCGCAAAAGAAAACGACCACCTCACAACCACGAGTGACCCCAAATACTGGTGGATGCATGCGAGTGGATACCCAGGTGCACACGTTGTCGTGTGTTACGAAGGAGAGGAACTTCCTAGAGATGTGAAACGGGATGCCGCGGTACTGGCGATACATCATAGCAAGACACTCGATTCAAAGATCTCATGTGTAGACCTGGTACGCGTCGAGAATGTTTCATCCCTCAAACAACATGGACAGGTGACATTGAAGGGTAAAGTTGATCAACTCACTATGTTCATGAGAAAGGAAAAGGAACGTTTGGAAAGTCTCTTAAAAACGAAGCGATTTGTATAAGTAGATGAGTCATCAGGACTGGACTCCGGTCGTCATCCATGGAAAAGCTGCGCCCACGAAACAACCACCACACAAGCACTATGAGCGCACCAAGGAGCAGAAGTTGGAAGATGAAGAGCTGGGGACACATAAGAAAGTACCACTCTCCATGGCGAAGATGATTCAACAAGCGCGTATTGCTAAAGGTTTCAAAACACAAAAAGATTTAGCAATCGCAGTTGGAGTGAATGTGAGTGTCATTGGTGCGTACGAGTCGGGTCGGGCTATCCCGGACCCTGCCATCCTTCAGAAGTTGAGGAGGGTTCTTGGGGTAAAGTTAAAGTAGTCCAGTATAGGGTCCGGCGATGTAGTAGACATCCTCGAATCCAAGTTCCTCCAATTTCTCTGCCGCAAATCTGGCTCGCTGACCAGTGTTGCAGTAGACGAGTAAACCCTTCTTGGGAAGTTCTGTGGTTGTCTTTTCATCTATCTTACTGACGGGGATATGCAGTGCTTTGGGATAGTGCCCCATGTGGTACTCGGTGATCGTGCGAACATCAATCACCTTCTTTATCTTCCCCTCCTTGATGAGGCGTTTGGCTTCGGAGGAAGATACTAGGTTCTGCCCCATGAAGGTGTATGCGAGGGCCCCAGTGAGGGCACCAGCTATGATAAGTGGTATCATTTAGTATTTGTGGGGATTTTAAGTTTGACGTGATCCATCTCGAAACAGCACTGGGCGTGACCATCGTACTTTCTTTGACACGCCCTGCAGTAGTACAAAATGGTATAAAGTGTAGAGTCGTCCATACTATATATGAACAAGAAAACCACTGATGTGTCCACTCGTATCACTCCTGATCAGCTTGCTAAGCGTTCAATGGATTGTCGTTTAGCTGCTATGGAGCAGGCACTTAAGGGTGAAAAGGTTCGATACAAATCTAATTGTGACTCGGAGAAGTTCAAGAGGTTTCTCGAAGACCAACTCACAATTTGGGAGGGGGAGAAGGATAAGACTTTTCATGGAAAACGGATGCATGAAAAGACGAAAACATTAATTGAAAACTGGAATTAATTACCGAAAGCGACACCAGCCATACCATTCTTCACGCGGAGAATGTTATAGTTGACCGCATAGACACGATGGAGCTGGTTACCACCCGTGGGGCTGGTAAGGACGAGCTTGGCGTTGTCAATACGAGAGAAGTTCAGGGAACCTGTGGGCTGCATCTTGCTCATAGTGAGACAGAAAGGCCACGAGTAGACGGGGAGATCGTCGAGAATGTTGTCTGGGAGATCGGTGCAGTGCATCTCAGGGATGACATCGTGGTGGTACACGTTAGAGGTGTTTTCGAAGAGGGCCGTACCGTTGATGTAGAGCGAGGAAGTGTCGAAGTTGTACTCCTCCCCCCATGTGCTACCAGTGGCGTTACCAGAGACGACGTGGAGCGACTTGACTGGGTGGTTAAAGTATGTGAGATCAATCTCAGTGTCAGTGTTAGATGCCAGTTGGTACTGGGTTTGTGTGATGAGAAGTTCATGCTCATTGTTTGTAAAGTACTTTCGTTCCTCTGTATCGAGGTAGATGTAGTTACCATATACCTTGGGGGTATCGGTAGGGATGTATCCATCGCGACACTTGACACGGATCTCGACGTCGTGGTACTGGAGGGCAACGAGAGGGAGCGCCTTGGTCCAGTCTTCGCCGAAGAAGAAAGGAATCATGTAGTAGTTACCGGAGTGGTTCTCCTTGCGAACATTGGTGGTCACAGCGAACGAAGCCTTGGCGGCGGAGTCGCGCATGAGAGGGTTGTGTACACCTTGGATGTAGAGGGAATCGAGCTGAGACACCTTCTGACCACCGATCCAGAGTTGGAATTCGGTGGGATTCGATGCACCACTGGAGAAGAGACCATCGTCGTTGGTCATCACATTAGAGACGTTCGTGGCCTCGATCCAGATGTAGCTCATGAGATCACCCTTCGAGCGAATAGGAATGGTGACCTCGTTGTTGGCTCCGAAGGTACCAATGTAATCCATACGTTCGGGCTTCATGGCGAAGTTTGTGTAACGCTTGTAGTTCTGACGGAAGAAGCTGACTTGGGGATCACCCGTGATGTAGACATCCTGAGCACCCACCGACACGAGCTCAATTAAAGCGGCAGACATTTATTAGTAAATGATATTAAAATTTTGGCTCATTATAAACATATGGTGATATTTCAGGCCCTGACATGGGAGGCGAGAGACACTGATGACGAACATCTTATCAGTATTTTGGGTAAAACTGAAGATGGCAAATCTGTCTGTGTGACGACAGTGTTTGAACCCTACTTCTTTGTGAAGTTACCCCGTGGTACAACCCAACAAGAAGTGAGGCTTCTGTACAACGATCTCGAAAAACTCCGCCCAGATCACGTGACGAGTTATAGTCTCACACAACAGAAAGATGTTTGGGGATTTCAAAATAATGAGAAGTTTGCGTACATGCGCCTAAACTTCAAGACCCTCGCAGATCGTCGGAAGGTGAATTCTGTTTTCATGTACAACGATTCATTCAAACAATATCATGTTTATGAATCTAACCTAGACCCTGTCCTGAGGTTGATGCACCGAACGGGAATTCAGTCGACTGGGTGGCTTGATACTGGATCTGAATGTGTACGATCCCATCTCGCTAATGTGGATATTGATCTCTGGTGTAACGACTGGACAACGCTTAAATCAGTGGATCGCGATGACATTGCCCCCTTCGTAGTGGCATCTGTTGATATCGAGTGTAATAGTTCCACTGGAAAGTTTCCGGATGCAGACATTCCTGGTGATGCTTGTTTCCAGATTGCAGTTTCATTGTGTACGTTTGGGAGCGATGAACCATATGAGAAAGTTTGTCTCTGTTACAAGAAAACAGAAGGTCCGGGTGTGGTAAGTTTCGAAACGGAACGTGAAATGCTCGAAGCCTTTCAGAAGTACATTCAAAAAAAGGATGTAGACATCATCACTGGTTGGAATATTTTTGGTTTCGATCTTGAGTATATCTACAAGCGAGCGATGTTTACGAAATGTTCTTCATCGTTTTACAATTTGGGTAAGTTGCGTGATACTCCGACTGAACTTTTATTGAAAAAATTGAGTTCAAGTGCTCTAGGTGATAACTTCCTAAAACTTCTCCCAATGTCCGGGCGTTTCATTTTCGATATGTTTCATGAAGTGAAGAAGGGGTACAAACTCGATTCGTACAAATTGAACGAGGTCTCGAAACTGTACCTTGGAGACCAAAAGATCGATATGCCCCCAAAGGAAATGTTTGCTCGATATGTGGAAGGTGATCCCAAAAAATTGGGTGAAGTTGCGGAGTATTGTATCAAGGATACTCTTCTTCCACACAAACTCATGAAGAAGTTGTGTACACTCCTGAACCTCCTGGAGATGGCGAAGGCGACATGGGTACCCCTCTGTTTCTTGGTTGAACGGGGGCAGCAGATTAAAGTCTTCAGTCAGCTCACGAAGAAGGCTCGTGAATTGGGATACATGGTACCAACGATTAAATATGGATCTCTCCCGGAAGAACCATATGAAGGTGCGACCGTACTCGACGCACAAAAGGGTGCCTACTATACCCCGATCACAGCTCTAGATTTCGAAGCGCTGTATCCCTCGATCATGATGGCCCATAATCTATGCTATTCGACATATGTCATGGATGAAAGGCGTTATGGGAATATACCTGGGGTAAAATACGAAACATTCAAGATTGGTGAAAAAACCTACAAGTTTGCCCAAGATGTTCCTAGTCTCTTACCCAGTATTCTTCTAGAGCTCAAACAGTTTCGTAAAAAGGCAAAGAGGGACATGGCGGCTGCGACTGGTGGTATGAAGGAGGTATACAATGGTAAGCAGTTGGCATACAAAGTCTCTATGAACTCTGTGTATGGTTTTACTGGTGCTGGTAAGGGAATTCTTCCATGCGTCCCGATCGCATCAACGACGACATGTCGTGGTCGTGAGATGATCGAGGAGACTAAGAACTACGTCGAGAAGAACTTTCCAGGTGCCAAGGTTAGGTATGGTGACACAGATTCCGTCATGGTGGAGTTTGATGTTGGTGATCGCACCGGAGAAGAAGCTGTCAAGTACAGCTGGGAAATTGGTGAAAGAGCCGCAGAAGAGTGTAGCGCCCTCTTCAAGAAGCCTAACAACTTGGAACTCGAGAAAGTATATTGGCCTTATTTTTTGTATTCGAAGAAGAGATATGCCGCCAAACTTTGGACACAGGGGAAGGATGGGAACATGCACATGGACTACATAGACATCAAGGGACTTCAAGTTGTTCGCAGAGATAATACACCACACGTGAGGGAGGTTTGTAAAGAACTTCTCGATGTCGTCCTCACATCAAACGATCCCGGGCCACCAAAAGAACTCGCCAGGGAGCGAGCGATCGAGTTACTCACTGGTGATGTTCCGAACGATAAGCTCGTTTTGAGCCAGTCACTATCAGATACTTACAAAGTCAATGGTATGCCTGTATCGATCACGAGCCCGAACAGTGTAGATATCAACCAATCACATGTTCAGGTTGTGGTCAAGATGCGACAGCGTAAACCCGGGTCAGAGCCACAATCTGGGGATC